ATGCCGCCAGTTTTTACAAGCGCGCCGCCGCCGGGCGGAACACGGAAGATGTTCGTATTCTGTCGTGCGCCGGTGTCGGCATAGAGAAAGCCAGGGAAATTGGCGTACATACCGGCGTCAAGCATTTCGCGCCAAGCAGCGGTCAGCGCATTGGTCGTGTTGCCTAGGATGTGCAGGAGACCCAGATCATAAAAGCCCATCCCCGGTACGAAGGTGTACTTGACGAAATTGCTTCTAGCCTCTGGTAGATCTTTCGTATCTTCATCATAGTTCCTTACGATCGACAAAACTTCATGCGTCGATGCGTCAATTGTGACACGGTACGGGATCTCGAGTCCCGTTTCTTTACCCTTGCGGCGATGCTCGAACCCCTTGATATCAAGTTCGCAATAGCACTCGTAGATCTCGCGATCACGGTCTTCTGGGTTAAACGATTCAGTCGATATACCTTGCTGCGCCATCTTCTCGCGTTGCGCCGCATCCCACTTGATCATCTTCGGGTCGGACAGGTCAATATCCTTATAGACGCCAAGGATCTGCATCCGCTTCACGGTCGACGACCGCATGTAGATACGGTGGGTAATACGCTTGGCGTTTGATAGGTCGGTAGCCGAGTTATTGACGATCAAGTCATCAGCATCGATCGATTCAGATACTGGTCGGTTACGTAGCGGGCAGAAGTATACCTTTTTGAAGGCGGTGCCACCAAATCCCAACATGAGAAGCATGCGGTCGGTGTCTGGATAATACTCTTTGGCCGTGCTTGTAAGATAATGATTGAGATCATTCTCGAGATCATTAGCTAACTGGTCCGACTGGAGATTGGCGTTGTTGTTGTCTTCTCGGATTTTGACGGGCCCGTCAGTTGGCAATAGTTCGGCTCGCGCATTCGCCTGAAACCGCAATACAGCTTCGAGCAATAATGGGTGCCTGACCCGTGACATACCTTCCACGGGAGCGCCATCGGCCGCCCCTGCCAGCCCGGGGATCTCGATTTTGAGGCCGAGGAGCTTGATGCCTTGGGCGCGGTCTTCGATCCATTCTTTTCGGCTGTCGAGGTCATCTTGTACGCCCTTCATCAAATTGTGGGCGATCATCGACAACTCGGCGCTATCGATCTCATCAACCAGATTGTCAAACCAACTTGCCTTGCGGGCGCTCTCGGACTTCTCGATCGGGCTACCATCCAGCGAGAACGTGATCGAACCGTCGGGCAGTTCGATCGACATAATGTTGCCGTGCTCATCGATGTCCTGCTTTGGGCCATCCTCCGCAATTTCAATCGAGATGTCTTCAGCTTCCAATGGGTCTTGGTCAACTAGTCTAAGGTTGGGGTTCGCAACAAGAGCCATATTCAAATCCCGTAAAGTGGTTCAGGCGGTTTGCCCGTGTGGAGCCGATTGTCTTCGTACATATCCTGAACCTCGTCTTGACGCAGCACAAAGCCTGTCCGTCTGAGATAACGCATCGCCATCGAGACCGTGTCCACCAGATCGTCATGCTTGGCTTTTGGGAACCGCATGCACTGGCTTATGACCTCGTCGGCCCATGCTTTGTCGGGGCAGTAGACCAGACCTTCCTCGAACAGATGCTGCACCGAGTACAAGCGCGCCATCTTGTCGATCGATCCTGGGTCTTCAAGCTGAACGCCAAAGTTCTTCCCAGAATACATCCTTCTTAGCTCCCGCGCAACTGGGAGGCCAACAGTCTTATTTTCTATCAAAAGTGTCGAAACTTTCCACCGAAGGCACGTCTCGGCCACCTCTGTAACCAATTCGGGCATCTCAAGGTGCTTCGACCACGCATGCATCATCATGATCCGAGGTGGCACTTCCCGCTCGTCATAGGTGCGGATCACATGGGTCATGTGGCCGTCGCGGTTCAGCATACGGGTCGCATGTGTCTTGGGGTCGTCCGTCCAGATGCCCCAGACCGTCATGGCCGACGGATCGTTTTCCTTCTTCTCGGTCATGGCCGTGTCGAGGCTGGCAATGATGTAATCGAAAGGCGGGTACTTCGCCTCCTCCCACAAGTTCCAATGCCGGCGCTTGATAATACCACCATCTTCTGGGGTCGGCAGCTGCTGGAACTGGCCCGATGCGGCGTACTTGCCCATGATCTTCTTGTCGCGCTCGACCACGTGCCGAGGAAATCGCCGAGGAAAGAACAGCTCACCCTTGCGGGAGCGTGGATCCTCCCAGCCGAGGAGTGTCGGGTAGGCGCGCTCGGGATCGTACTCCATCGGGATCATAATGTGGTCATAGCCCAACTGCTTCTCGAGGATCACGCCGGACACGTCTTCTTCGTGCAGGCGCTGCATGATCACGATGATTGCGGACTTGTCAGGGTTGTTCAGGCGGGTCGGGATCGCCTGCTCGAACGTCTCGATCGTGGTGGTGCGCTCGGCCTCGGATGCCGCGGAAGCCACCGAGTGCGGGTCGTCGATGATGACGCGGTCGCCACGAGCGCCAGTCATACCCGACATGGCCACAGCTTGGCGAAAGCCGGTCGCCGTCGTCTCATACTTGATCTTCTCGTTCTGGTCGCCTGTGATCGTAACCCGATCGCCCCACCTTTCTTGATACCATTCGGATGTGACAAGTCGTCGCATCTTGGTGCTGTCTCGGATGGCAAGAGGCATGGCATGCGAGGCGCACACGTACCGCATATAGGGCATGTTGCGCGGTCCCCATTCCCAAGCCGGCCATAGGACGTTGGTCAGAAGGGACTTCATCGCGCCTGGCGGGACGTTGATAAGCAGGCGATTATAATACCGCTTGTCATCGATCATCATTTCGCCGGTGATGGCCTCGAGATGCTCGCAGATGGCATCGATATGCCAGTTGTGGAGGTATTGCTGGCCTGGCTCGATAACGTGCCACGCCTGCTTGATGAAGTCGGTCAGCTTCATCTCGCATAGGCGCTTTGAAGCGTTGAAATTGTTCACTTCGACGTTGAGCATCTGGCCATCGATGGGGATGACGGTCAAGGCTTATGCTCTTTCTTGACGGTGCCGAAAACTTTCTTGCGCTGCTTTTCGCGATCCTCAAAGATTTGATCGAGCTTGATTCTCTCGCCCAGCATCTCGGCTGGCCGCTTCATGCGCTCGGCTTTGAGCATATCGACGCGGGCCTTCTCGCGAGCGATCCAGACCTCATCCTGCATTGGGTCATTGTTCTGAATCAGGTGCTCGAGAAACTGCAGAATGTCGCGGGCGTCCCCGACTTCGGGATGATTTGGCTTGACCTTGAACAGAGCCACCATCAGGCGCTCGATCGTGTTCTGGCACACCGACATGCTCTTGACGATCGCGTCATAGTCCCTGCGCGGGACGCGGGCGGCCACCAAAAGCTCGAGTTCTTTAATCCTTGCCTGCGCCTTTTCCAGCGCCTCTGCTAATTCCGTTAACATCATCTTTTTCCTTATCCCAACTAAATTTAGGCAACGTCACAGGCGGACGCCCCCGTGCTAAATCCATATTTTTAATCTTTTGAAGCGCCTTTGTCCTCGCCATCATCAACTTCTTCATAGTCGGTGTAGTCTTCTTCATCCTCAACCCCTGCGGCAATTTGAAGCGCCTGCCTGAACGCAACCAGCTGGTCATAGTCGAGCGCCTCGACGTCGATCACCTTGCCTTCGACTTGGACGTTTGCCTTAACGTCGACGTCGATCTTGTCACCATAGCGGTTGCGCTGCAACCTGATGGCGAACCAGCGCCGATCGTTCACCAGCTCCTTGCGCTCCTCAAAGCTTATGCCAGCGTAATCCCCTCGACCGAGGATAATATCCTCT